GATCCTCTGGGAGAACTTAACACACAACTATGGGCAACAGGAAATAAGTCTGATCAAGAAGTTGTTCGTCAACGTAAGCGTAAACTGTCTTACTACTCAAACATTTACGTTGTAAAGGATCCTGCTCATCCTGAGAATGAAGGAAAAGTATTCCTATTCAAATACGGTAAGAAAATCTTTGAGAAGATCTCAAGTGCTCTAAAACCTGAATTTGAGGATGAATCTCCTACTGATGCATTTGATCTTTGGACTGGTGCAAACTTCAAACTGAAAGTTCGAATGGCAGATGGTTATCCAAACTATGACAAGTCTGAATTTGAGACACCATCTGTTCTAGGTGGGTTCGAGGATGAAGATCTTGAAGAACTTTGGAAGAAGTGCAATTCTCTCAAGGAGTTTGTAAGTCCAGAAAACTTTAAGTCTTATGATCAATTGAAAACTCGTCTTGATACTGTTCTAGGAACCAAGAGAACACCAGTTGTCAAATCTGATGAATCTTTTGAAAGTGAAGAGGTGCGAAGTGCTCCTACAAGCACATCCGAGGATGATGAGGATGATACTCTCTCATATTTCCAAAAACTTGCTGAGGAGTGATTTCGAAATAAGTTTTTAAAACTAAAAATGGTGGGAAAAAAATTCCCGCCATTTTTTTATCTATAGGTTTTTTAGGAAAATCTAGGATTATAAGTCTTAACAGTTCTTTGATCTACAAATTCGGAAGATTGTTCATATTTAAATATTCTCTTAAGATCTTTCTCTACAACTCTTACAAACTCTGGTCTTAAAATAAAAATATTTCTTTTCTCTTCATTTAAGTAATTTTCATATTCAAAATTACTTACAGATACCAATGACGAGTAGGTTGTTGTTGCCCCAGCGTCAGCATATTTGAAAGTGAAATTTGAATCTACTATTAAGTTTCCAGGTAAAACCAATTCACCCAAAGAATTTCTTACTTCTCTCGTTTCATAATGATGAATTTCCACTAATTGCTGTTCTGTATATTTTTCTGTTAGAAAATTACTTAAATCAGACTGAGACATAGGCCAATCTGTTCTCACATTTTGAATATTATTGGTTATGAGAACTAACCAATCATACTGAGAATCATTGTATATCTTCTCGGATACACTATCAGGTCTTTCATCACCTACAATTGAATATTTCTCAAAGGCAGTGAATACATTTAAAAAATCATCACGTAACTTTGCTCTTTTGAACAAATTTTTAATTTTTATATAATCAAAGGAGGATATATCCTTTTTTAATGATGGGTATAATACATCGGGTAATCTTTTGAAGTATGCCATATTAGTATCCTACGTCGTCCTCTTCTGGGAATGCGTCTTCCATCTCATTTCTAAAGAGTGGAGTAAGTTCTGCAAATTGCATAACCAGTGATGTTGAAACTGGATGAGAATCTTCATATGCTGCCCATCCCATTCCATCTGGTGTGTGATCAATTCCAAAGTTTACTAATGCACAAATTTTTGGTTGTGGTAGTGATTTAATTCTTGTATCACCATTCATGTATCGAATGAAGAATACATTAGGACTGTCAATTAGATTGGCATTTTCTCCTACTGTTGGTAAACATTGTAACTTCATAAATTTTATAATTTGTCGAATTCTTTTTGCATCCTCAGAACTACGACAAGCAAATTTCCATGCAAATTCAAATTCTCTCATGTTTGGACCTCTAAAGAGAAGTTCCATATTTGGGTTTGAAACTTTACCTGTTGTTCTTGCTAAGATATCACTAGGTTCCAGTCCTGTCAAACCAACTGCTCCAAGAAAAGAAGATGAAAGAGATGCTGCTAATATTTGACGATACTCAGCACCACCTGCTCCCAAAAAAGTACCAGACTTTGTTAATGCATCCATAATTTGTTGAAATGCTTCTCCTGGGTTTCCTCCCGCCGCTGTTACTGCTGGGGCTGCTACAGTACCAACTGCTGCTGCCATGATAGGACTCATTTTTGTCATACTCCAACTCGCAGATGAACTATCTTTTACTGCTGTTGGAATTGGGAGTATTACTTCGCCTTCATATTCATAATTTGATGGGGGTAAACTTGCATTTGCAGATTTAATGCCTCCTTGTACAACAGAAGTAAATCCTTCTTGAGTAGTTCCTCCTTGAGGTGCTTTATATTTTAATGCTCTTATACGAATATGATCTTGAGAACCTACCCCACTATATTGCATATCTACTGGAAATGGGTAAACTTTTCCTTTATTAGATCCAGATCCGTTATTTAAAGTTTTTGGATCAAATGGAGCATCTGCTGCGGGAATTTCATTGGTTGTAGATGTAGGAGTTCCTGTGGGGGTTGATTTTGTATTCTGATCATACGCTGATTGTGCAACAACACCCTGAAGAGTTGATGTAGACTTTGATGCTGTAAGTGCCGCGTTAATTTTTGTTGTATTTGTTGGGTTCTGAGAAACCGTAACTGCCTCAGTGCGTGTTAGGAAAGTTCCATCTGAGTTTTGTGCAGTTGTAATAAGACCAACGTCAGGTCCAGATTTTGAAACGCTTACCTTTCCACTATTTCCCTTAGGGGTAATTATTCCCGTAACTGATATAGTTGCATTTTTGATTTTAGTCTGACTTGCCATTACTTAGACATATCTGTCACTTTTATTTATCACCCTACCCATACTTTATTTGGTGATATTGTTTGTCCAATTTTGTTCACAAAAGATTCGACAATAAATTCTTTACCTGACAATCCAACTATATCATTATCAGGAACTCTTACCACATTACTCATATTAGTTCTAATATAAGTATGCAAACAGACCTCTGGTACAACATTTGTGCTATTTAACCAACTCTTAACAATAGTTTGACGATATGATGGATTTAAATAATGAATATTAGCACCTAAAATACTACCATCACCTTTAACTTCTAATATTTGTGCGAATGGATATCTATCCCAGTATGGATATCTATTTGGGAACTTTGCTGAATATGAAAAGAAATAAAATTTCCCAACTTGTAAACCAAAAGTGTCTATTAAATCTGTGGTATCTTCTTGTGGTTGATTATTCAAAGACTCAAACATGGCATTCCTATACCATTCTTGTGAAACAAATCTACCTCCAAATTCTTTATATTTTTTTGCCAGTATTTCATCAGAAGCCTTAAGTGCGTCACTCATATTCCTAAGTCCTCTTCTGTAAGTATTTTAAATTCGAGTAATCTATTCGCACAGTACTCCTCTGCTGCTTTCCATTTTGCTTGATTTTTAGCATATTCCTTAACTTCATTTACCCAACTTTTAGTTTTTCTTTTGGGATTTGTTGTTGGCCCCATAACTTGTTTTTTGGGTTTAATTTCAATTAAATATTTTTTTATGTCTCCGGTTTTTTCTTTAACCTTTATATAAAAATCTGGAAAATATCTATGAATTTTTCCATCCAGTGGAGACATGTAAGGAACGATGATTTCTTCACTACCAAATTCTAAAACATTATCATTATCGTCGCAATATTTTAAAAATTTTAATTCCCAAGAAGAACGATAAATGACATTTGTGGGATCACCTTTGTACTTTTGATAGTTCTTTACTTTATATTTTCCTTGATAATATTGCCTCATAAATCATATACATATTATGGTTGTATTACCTATTTATTGTTAGATGCCTTTCTTTACAGAGCCCGATCCAAGAAGATTAACCCGCACAATAGAAAGCGTAAAAAATACTTTTTCCAAGGTATCTACAACCACATTTTTTAATGTCACGTTCCCATTAAATCAAACACTGCGTACTTGGTTGAGTGAGACTGGTATTTTTGATGCTTCAGAAACTGATGGTTTGGATGGAATGGAGAAAATTGAACTTCTATGTTCTGAGGCACTCTTACCAGGACCTTCATTTAAAAAGACTGAAGTTATGGGAAATAGGCAAGGTATTAGGGAGAGCTATCCTATTTTAAGAGCACTTCCTCAATTGTCTTTAACTTTTTATGTCGATAAGGATCATGCTATAATTAGATTTTTCGAAGGATGGTGTAATTATATAAATCCCCTCTCATATAATGGGGAAATTATTGAATCCACTCGAAGAGAACAAAATGATAGTAACGCTTTTGATAATGCTGCTATCTATAAATTCAAATATCCAAATGACTATTGCCAACACATTCTTATAACGAAATTTGAAAAAGATTTGGAGGCGGTATCTTCAGCATCCGTTGCTAATTCATCTTATTTAACATATGAATTTATTCAAGCGTATCCTGCAGATCTTATCGCATCCCCTGTATCATATCAAGGGTCTCAAGTATTGAAATATACTGTTGTTTTTGATTACATGAGATATATCACAAGAAGAACTCCAGCAGGATTTGTTACGGATAGAACTAGTCCAAATAGTGGTCAAGCGTCTGGATTACTCTCAGGTATACTATAATAAATAGTATTATTGAAATTGATTTTATATGCCATTACCTACAATTGCGACTCCAACTTACGAACTTATTCTCCCCTCCAACGAAAAGAAAATTAAGTTTAGACCATTTTTAGTCAAAGAAGAAAAAATACTAATCATTGCTTTAGAATCAAAAGATGTTGGACAAATTACATCTGCAGTTAAACAAGTTATTTCGGATTGTATTTTAACAAAAGATCTTAAAGTTCAGGAATTGCCAATCTTTGATATTGAATATCTGTTCTTAAATATTCGAGCAAAGGCAATTGGAGAATCAATTGATCTTATAATTACATGTGGTGATGATGGTGTCACTCAAGTACCAGTAACTATCTACGTTGATGAGATTAAAGTTAATCGAGACGATGATCATACTAATAAAATTGAAATTCAAGGTGGATATACAATTCAACTTAAGTACCCATCTTTAGAACAGTTCATTAATAACAATTTTGATTTAACAACCAAATCATCAGAAAACCTAGAGAAATCTTCTAAACTCATTGCCATGTGTATAGACATGGTTTATAATAAGGATGACTGTTGGGTGGGGTCTGATTGTACTGAAAAGGAAATTATGAGTTGGATTGATACTCTAAGTCCAAAGGATTATAAGAAGATTGAGAAATTCTTTAAGACCATGCCAAAATTAAGTCATGAACTTAAAGTAATTAATCCCGAAACACAGGTTGAAAATACTCTTGTTCTAGAAGGGTTATCTGATTTTTTCGCCTAGGCCTGGCAAAGGAAGATCTGGAGACCTACTTCAGAATTAATTTTGCTTTGATGCAACATCATAAATATTCTTTGACTGAAATAGAAAATATGATTCCCTGGGAACGGGAAATCTATCTTGAACTTTTAAAACAGCACATAGAGGAATTAGAAGAGAAGAAACGAAATGGCTGAGATTCAGCAACAAGAAGAAAAACCAAATGTCATTGACATTTCAAAATTTTTTGGTGGAAAGACTTTATCATCTGCTGATATAAAAGTTAATAAAAATCAAACATTAAAAACTAAACCATCATTTATTGCTGCTCCTGAGTTAGCATCTTTACTTGATGTTGTTGCCACAAGTGTTGAAGATAAAAATAATACTATTGAAAGAATAAAATCTGTAGAAATAATTCGTGAACGAGAAATTGTAGAAAGATCTACTTCGGATTCTATATTTCAAAGAGTTCTTGGTGGATTGAGATTTGATGTTGATTCAATTTCAAAATCTTATACCAATTTAATTAAAAGTTTAGAAAGTGATAGAAAAAATAAAGAAAAGGAGAATCGTCTTGCTGAGGATTTACAAAAACAAAATGAAACTAGATTAAGTAAAGAAAGAGTTGGGGCATCTTTAGTAAAACCCACACAAACTATTGCTGGGGAAGAAGAGAAAGCAGAAGAACAACCGCAAGAGGGATTTGACATAAAGAAATTTCTTGGTGCCGCTGCTGGAGCTGCTGGTCTTGCTGGTCTTAGTATGTTTGGTGGTGATGATGGTGATCCTGGTCAGGTAGATCCAA